CCTGAACTGTTTTATTCAGTCCTTCCGACATGGCGCAAGCTCCTTCTCCTGCCACTGGTTCCGTCTTTTGTTTAACAACCCATCGGCGTATTTTCTATCGTCACACAACACTTCAAGTGTGTCCGGATCGAGCCACTTATGCTCACTACTAAGCGGCAGCGCATCAAATACATGAAACGTAATGGAGTAATGGTACCCCAACAGCATGGCCATTGCCTTGTATTCTTCAGTGGTCTTTTGCTTTACCGGCATTGAGTTTTCCCCACTGTTGTTGCCGCCACTTTTGCACGCGTGGTATCAAGTCACCGAATGAAATAGGTTCGAGCGTGTCAGCATCAAACCACCTAGCGTTGCTGGTATAAGGGCGTTCTTCAATGCAGAAAGCATTGTACCGCTCCCAATAGTTCATACCGAGGAGCATGCCCTTGGTGATGTACTCTTCTTTAGTGAGCATCACGCACCTCTCAAGGTTTGGGACCATAGTCCTTCAGGTATTGGAGCGCAGTAGGCACGTTGGTTTTATATTTAAATATGGAAATATAGTCTTGCCCACGCTGGTTTACTTCTCGTGCAGTTAGTGGCTGCAACGTTTCGGCATCGATGCAAGTAGACCCTTTACCTTGCTTGAAATACACATGTGTCATCCACCCATACAGCATACCAAGCAGCATGCTTTCAGCTGTGCAGTATTCAAATCCCTTGGTGCGCTGGTTGATATGCATGGTTACCTCCAAAGGTAATGAGAGAAGTAGGCTCCACCCGAGGGGTGACAGGTGGAGCCACTATCGTCAGTGCTTAGTGGCCAGAGAGCTGGCCGGCACCGCCGATGGAAAGCCCGCCGCCGAAAGCACCACCCAGAGAGACAGCGGAGCTGACGCCGTTGCCATTGGCCGTGGTGGATGCGTTGGAGAGCGATCCGGAAGCTGCATCAACTGCGCCCTTGAACTTGGCGTTGTTTCCATGTCCGTAGCCGGTGTTGCCATAGCTTCCCTGAAACGTGGCTTCACCCTTGCCGTAACCCTCCCATGCACTGGAAGCGGTCGATGAACCAAGCTGGTTGGCAGACGAGAGGCCGGCAGCGCCGGAGCCCGAAAGCGTGAGACCACCGGCACCACCGAGACCCCAGCTGGAACCGCCTGCGTGTGACAGGCCAGCAGAGAACATGGTGAGAGATGCAAGCGCAATAGCAGTGAGAAGTGCAAACGTCTTCATTTCGTGTCCTTTGAATTGGTTACCTTGATTGGTAACCAGATGGCAGACCCTTTGGTGGCCATCCCGCGCCACACCATTAACCGCTGGCGAGATTTCATGGTGTGGCGAAGACTGGTCAACGCGGGAGGATACGTGACCAGTGATTAGTTCGAGCGCTGCCCCCATCCGTTACCATTGGAGGTAACCTGCACAGTGCGTGCAAGGCGCTTGGTGGGCCGACCGCTGGTCGTGAGTGCGCGGCGTGGCTGGCACGACGGTTCAACATCGGCGATATCCTGAATTTTGCACAGGACCCGACGAGCGGTCTGCCGACCGAATGCAACATCGGCGAGCTTTGCGTTCTCGCGATGGTTACAATCCCCATCCATGCGTGTGGTGCCGAATGCGATGCCCCAACCGGGACCGCCAGCGGCAGCGGATGTGGAGCCCGAGCAGGAGTATGCGCCGACCGCAAGACCGGGGGCGATAGCTGCACCAGTGCTGCGATATGACTTGCCGCCGTTGATGTTGACGCTGGACTGTGCGCCAGACTGCGAGAGTGCACCGGCTTCGTTGCGATCACCGGCATAGCTGGCAACTGGCACAAGAAACGCAAGCGCAGCTGCAAGAGAGATGAGTTTCTTCAAGTGGTAGTCTCCTCTGTTATCGGCCTTCGTTCGTCAGTGAAGAAGTAGCCGGGAGAGAGTTGCGTTACCCCGTGAGGTAACAGGCAACGCTCGCCTTGTTACTTCAATTTGTCTTGCTGCCATGGCTGGAAGAATTTCATGTTCCCTTCGATACGCTCCAGCCTAGCACGCAACAGCTCGATCTCGTCGGCAGCTGGTGTCCATAGGTCCTTTGGTTTAAGGTTGACTGGAAAGGTGCCGCGCTCTTTCATGAAAGCCTTCAGGTCCTCATATGACTTGTGGAACACTTCCGCACGCTCGCGCAGCTCCTCGACAATGTCCTGTGTTTGGTTAGCCATTGGGGAAGTCCTCCGCCCTCTCTATTATAACCGGCATCGGGCGAACGCGATAGCTCCGCCCCAGCACCTTGTCGTCTTCGGACCATGAGTGCGCGAGATACCCCGCGAGGTAACGGTCATACATGTGGCACAACACCTCGCCGGAGTTACACTCGTAAATTTCGTACTCGTGGTAACCGTCCATGGACGTGCCAGTGCCGTTATCGTGTGCGGCATCCACGTTCTTGTAGAAATTCTTATGGTGCAACGGCTCGCCGGTTTCAGGGTCTTCGTCGGGGTGAGGGTCGGCAATGCCACCCCAGCTCAAGCGGCGCAGCACGATATAGAGGACAGCGATGATGAAGAGGCTTGTGAGTGTTGCGAGCATGTTACCCTCCTATTTCCTGCTTGATGTCCTCTGGAAGTTCAGCGGTCATGGTTATCAGGAACGCATCGCAAAGGCGCTGCATATTATCGAGCATACGCTTGTACTCGTGGGCTGTGGCATTCTTCCACACACGGGCACGCTTGTAACGCAGGTAGATGGTAGGCAGTAATGCCATTATCTCCCTGTATGCCTGCCCCGCTGCCAGCATAAGGTGTTCGTCCCACTTCTCACTGTCCACTACATTGAATGTTGCGGGATCGGGCACAATAATAGTGCTACCCCAATCCAACACATTACGGACGACACTCTTATGTTTGGCTGTGGAAGAAGAGTAGTCTCTCATGGTGTATAGAGTGTAGTCCTTGCCGTCCAATCCCCTGATGTGACGGGCAATCATGAAGTGCCGCCCCCAAGAATAGATGGCAGTGCCGTCATGCTGCATTGCATAACCCACCGTTGCCGTGGTGGCATTACGTTGAGCCCATGCTCTGGCAACTTCGATGTGACTGGACATTGTATTCTCCTATAGCGCGACGGCACAGCTGCCTTGGTTCTCTCTTGTTACCATAGGGGGTAACGCCCTCTTACTAATCTCGCTAGCGGGCTTCCTCCCCGAGGAAGCATGTGCACAACCATATGTAAACCTTATGGCTACCCATGTCAAGGGGCCAATTATATGTACGGCAGGTTGTATTTGAGTTTTAGGGGTTGTGGTTGTTACCATTAGTTATTATTGTTTGTCATATATGTTATAGAAAAGTTATTATTATCTGCTAGAACTAATGTGAAAATAGTTATTATTGTTTTTCATTTATAAACATATATGACATTGGGCATATAAAAATATAAATTCGGGGTTTGCAATTATGACTTTATCTTTATAACTTATCCATAACGATAAATATGTATGTCTTAAATGACGCATAAATACGGCATGTCCGTTTTTTTGGTCATTATGGGCTGGAGTAGAAAATAGTTATTATTGTTTGGCATAAGTAAATATGTAATGAAACCAATGAGTTACTGAATTGTGACCCTTTACCGTAATACAATTGGGTAAAAATAAAAAGGAGAGGGAACTTACAGAGAAAATCTGGCCCGAGCTCCGTGGTTTGATGGTTTAATGCGGCGTAATGTTATAACATTTCCTATGGTCTCTCAAACCTTTTCTGGTCTGTAAATATATACATATGTATTACTATAAAAGATCAAATCTCCCATAAAAAGCCTTGCTGCCGACCATAAAACCACCGGAAATACAACCTGCGCCAAAAATACCCCGTAATGTAATAACATTACATCAAGCGCCTGCTATCCGACGTTATGAGTGCGCGCCTAATGGGAGCGTAAGTTATTGATATCATTACCATCTACACATAGCATCATCGCTATGTGTAGAATATTGTTGCGTTACATGGCACAACAGCACCCTTGACTAGTAGAATATTATTCTACAGGATACCCTTGTCACAAAACGCAGCTGCATCGTCCCAGCCGCGCAGCCACAACACACGAGCAAAGGTGCCGTATTTGTATGGGCACTGGTCGCACCTCGCGAAACCATCAAACCCTTCGAAGTAGTAAGACATGCTATGTACTCCTCTTGATTGTGTTACCATTCGTGGTAACTTCTGGACATAATAAAACCCGGCACAATGGCCGGGTTCAATATGTTCAGCGTTTGATGGTTTGATCAGGCGAGCTTGATACCCAGCTTGGAAGCTTCGGCCATCAGGCGTTCACGCTGGCGAAGCGTTGCCATCTTGTCGAGCCGTTCCTTGACGGCATTGAAGGCGACTTCGGTCAGCTCGTCCGTGTCCTGAATTTTGTCGCGGTTCTCGCCGGTCACCAGACCTTCAAGAAGCTTCATGGCCTGCTTCAGGATCGTTTCGAGTTCCTTCGGCTTGGGTTCTTCCTTGCAAGCGAGGTTTTCAAGCTCGCGCTTGGAGAGCGGGCCCTTGCTGTCAAGTTGCTTGCGAGCAACATCGACATAGAAGGGATAGGCCGACTTCACCTTGTTGTCGTCGGCGAGCATGTCTTCGCGAGCCTGAAACGCCATCTGCATGACTTCAACCGCGTCGATGGTGGCCATGCAGCCCATGCTGATCAGCTGGCGCAGCTTGGAGACGTTGGCCTTCTTGCCACCGGCAGAATGCTCGTGGATCGCCTTCTTGCTTTCAGCGGCAGCATACTTCTCGTAAATCTGCGCAGCCGCATCGTTGCCCTTGCTGTCCTTGGTTTCAAGGTCCAGCACGCCATCGGCAGCTGCCTTGACCACAGCATGAGCGAGCTTCGGCAGGCTGTCACGCCCGAGCGAGGCTTCCTCGCCGAACTTGGTAACCTGCTTCATCAGGTCGCCGAAGCGCTTGTCATTCTTGAGGTGAGCCGGAGTTTCGGCAACATCAGCAGTCGTTGTGTCAGTCATTGTAGTCTCCTTAAGGGGTGAAGCGCATTTGAGCGCTGGTTACTTTATGAGGTAATGCACTGCGATTTACAAGGGGCGAAACTCTTTCGATACCGAAAAAGAAATATTAATCCGCCCAATCTTGATGAAGCGAAGCCCGCCAATGCGGCGGGTAGACCAATTAAGCCAACGCATTGTTGTCTCCTTTCAATGGTTGATGAGCTGGCAGGGTTAGCTGCCAGCCTAAAACCATTGCTTTATATTATACGCCCGTGACTGTATCGTTTGAGGGTTTAGACGGCACAAGCTTGGTATTGCCTCAGTGCCTATCAGGTCCCCTGCTAGAGCATTTGCGCTCCCCCGTCATTGGGATGGGTTTCCTAGTCCATTCTAATATGGTCTGATGGACAAGACCGTTCCCTTGAGGTTCCCCTATTCAGTGCGACTAGCGCTGTGAAATAACCGTAGCCACCACTACCCATTTGCTAGCCCATTGGGCCCTTCCTACAACATAGGGAATGGGAGCATGGTTACCTCATGGGGTACCCCCCACCCCCGGAATGGCCAGCCCCCACCCCCCACCGGGGGGCCTTTTGCCCGGTTGAAAAATATGTAGGAGAGAAAAGTGAACGGCTACCCCTTGACACCCCGACACCAACCTACTATATTGCCCTAGAACCATCGGACCACTTACCCACCCTTTAGGTGGCCAGTGCCCTCTGAAATCCTCGCGAGTTGCAATAGCGGGACAACGGTAAGGGAGATATACGGGGACAGTAGCTAGTCCCGCAGTACAGCCGTCCGATGGTTCACTACTCAAACAAAAGGACACCCCACATGGCATTCCATATAGAAGAAGCATCCGCAGTCCAATCGTCACCCATCAGCCAGACACATGGTGTTCTGGAGCGGGCACGCGAGCTTGCTTCCGTTATTACAGCGCTTGCCGATGAACTGTGCGGCGCTATCCCGCAGCCGACCTCCGGAGAAAAATTACCACCGCCATCAAATGGTATTCTGGCAGGGCTTGCCGATCACTCCAAAGTCGTGAATGTTGAGATTGACAGGGCAAACGAAAGCCTCTCACGCATTCGCCGGATGCTGTAAATAAAGGAAATGGTGCCATGACCAGACACACCGAATTCGCCATATTTGCGATCCTCCTGTGGATCGTGATAGCATGTGCTCTGGCATGGTCCATGTCTGGCTGTGCCGCCCACGACCCCCTTCTTACTAAAGAGGAGCGATATTACAGGCAGCAATGGGCGGACCCCAATCTGGAGCATCGTCTAAGCGATGCCGTCTCCCAAGAGACAAACATGAAGGAGAAACAAAAATGATTGACAGGATCACAAGTGGCAGCATGACCATGTTCGATTGGATCGCACTCCCCATCTGCCTCTTCTTTGCCGGCGCAATCCCTCTCTTCATCCTTGCTCCGCTCATCACTGGCACAGTGAAGCCATTGATTGACGACTGGACCGGTATGAATAAATAATCATGTTCATCCGCCACCACGCCAACCCCACGTCGCGCCTGTTCCGCCTCACCTATGAGGAGGTGTGTACAACTGCCATGTTGCTGGGGGAGGAGCTTATCCTGTGCTCGTGTTGCCTTGGGAAAGGGCGGGGCACGGGCATTTTTGGTGGGTACCTTACCTGTGGGCAGTGTGAGGGGAGCGGGTATGATTACATGGGACCAAAAACCAGAGAAACACTTACCCTTAGAACGCAGGAGCGAAAATGAGCGACGATAATATTGTTACCTTCAAGGGTAACCAGCCACAGCCAGAAACCACCGAAGAGGAGTATATTCTCGTGTGCACGCGCTGTGATAACCGCACATTCAACCTCTACGCTGGCGGGCGCATTACCTGTGGGTTCTGCGATACTGACGTGGTGTCGGCAGACGACGATGATACGCGTGCGTGGGCGCGTCTGGTGGGTGACGTGGACCCTGAAAAGAAGGACAGCATCCCCGATGCCGATATGGCTACCCGCACCACCACGCAGCGGCATCAGATGAGCGCTCCCAGCTTTGCCCGCAAGCAGACAATAAAGCTCCTCTCCAAGTGGGAGAGAACTGACAAGCTTGTCATGCTGGTGGGATACAACGCAGCCGGTGAGGGGCGGCATTGGTTCAACATTGTCAACGAGCCGCAGCGTGAGTGGGTGCTGGAGAAATTCGAGATGCTGCAACACACCCTCACCACCATGGACATCAGCGCCGCCGTCAGCGAGACCATCCACCCCCGCTCGGAAAGCAAGAAGATGCCGTCAGACGAGGACTGACATGCTGAAAACTCAAGAAGAAATACTAACAATGTGCATGTTGCTCGATGCGACGTATGTCGGCCTCGGTGGGTATTTTGTCAAGCGTAGTGATTGGCGCGAAAAACGGGCTGTTGAATATTTTGATTTGAGCGGTAACCCCATTTCAAAAGAGGACGCCGATCAAAAATATTGGGATGGTGTGCGTGCTGGGAGGGGGTAATGGGTAAACAGAAGCGCATGTTTGGCCTTCCCAAGCCGGGGCGGTCGCGGGACGAAAATGAAGCGGTGATCCGTGCCAAGGAGATGCTGCTCGATGCCATCTATGACAAAGACACCCGCATGTTTGTGAAGCGTATTAAAGGTGTTGCCCAACAGTGGGGCTATGATACGCATTGGACAGCATACTACGACATTTCCGGTCGGGAGCTTACCCTTGGGGAGGCAAAGCGCCGGATACACGAGGCTGAAAAACGACGCATCTTGAAAAACACACGCCATACCAGAAAATATACAAATAGCAGTTTTTCCAAATCAGTATGGGACAAGAAGCTCTATCAATCACATTCTTTAGATGCTATGCAGTATTCAATGATGAACCAATTACCTTCGGAGGTAACAGTCAATGAAGAACTTGGGGCACGCCCTGTCGGGGGTGATACTATTCGGGTTGCTCGCCGGCCTGATGTTTTATCATGGAAATGAAATCGTCAAGGTGATGGTGCTCTGGTCGCTTCTCCTCGGGGCGATCAGTCAGTTCGTCGCACAGGACGATGCTGTGGTGGCCCAAGCGGTTGGACTGTACCTCGCGTGGATGGCTATCCTGTTGACAATGTTTACAGTTGTCACGGCAACAATAACCTTTACTGTTGGATAACATCCTGATACTCTGCGCAAACCCCTCTACCCACGGTCACACACCAACGAAGGAGAGACTTGCACATGGGTACCATGCTCGTTACATACCATCAGGCAGGACAGCCGGGAGGGGGCACCACACAGCCCGTTATCCGCTTGCCGGGTGCAACCACGGAACGCGTTACAACGTCTGGCGCGTCCGCCAGAACGACCGGGGCAGCGCCACAGGGGCCATCCGGCAAGAAAACAGATGGCGGCTTTGCCACTGTGTTTGCCATCGGTGCCAATCTGTTCGTTGTCTCTGGCACGGGCACCCCCACAGCGGCCTACCCCGCAGCCGGCGCTTCCGGTCCCGGCTCCGCCGTTCTCTCCGGCCAGTCCATCACCTTCGCCGTGAAGCCGGGTGAAAAGATCGCAGCCATCGAGTTTACGTGATAAAAGGGATACGCCAATGGCCATGAACCTTGCACAATCGCTGGGGCTTGGCCTTGGCCCTCCCCAGATCGCTAGCCAACCTCTACCCGCTGCACCATTTGGCTTCATCACGTCTACTAAAGACGGTTCTGTAGGCCAGACTTACACGCTGAATGCGGCGTGGACGGAAGTGCAGTGGTACCGAAGGGGGATAACGCCTCCCTTTACCATCACCAAGATCAACGGTGCAACCTCTCTCACATATGTCGCAACCTCTGCCGATATAAATTGCCGGCTGGTAGCTGTGGGCAAGAGTGGTGCATCTTCATTGGCGTCTCTTAGCTATCAGATCGTGCTGGAAGCTCCCATTCTTCTGGAGAGCTTTGACAGCCTCACGGGCTTTACAGCGGCGAACGGAACGATAGCCCTGAATACCAACTCCCCGGCGCAGGGCACCGGCAAGCTGGAGTTTATCCCACCGGGCACCAACTTGTCTCCAAACGCTACCAAGACGAATGCCTTCTCGCTTAACGCGCCAGACGTTGCAACTGATCACTATGCATTTTGCATCGACTTTGGGTGCTTGGATGATTTTGATCTTCAGAGCTGCCTTGGGTGCACATTCCAGCTGGCGGAAGGTGGGTCCTCCACCTATCAGACCGTTACCAATATATCTGGTCCAACCGGGCTTAATTCCGTAACGCGGCGCGTTGTAGGAAAAATGTGGTGGAGCGTGGCGGGTGTGGAAGTGCCCGGTTTTGCCACTTTCATTACTGGCAACAAAAACCTTCGCATGCAGTCTGCGCAAGGCGAGCCATATGCCAACCATCCAAAAGTCGATGGCCTGATACGCAAGGCAAAGTCCATCAGCACGCCACTGATTACGTTTGACGATATACGCACGGGACCATTTGACTATGGCCTCGATATTCTCGATGCCTATGGCCTGAAAGCAACATGGTTCGTCGCCTATTCGCTGGTAGGGCAGGCGAACCGCCTTACGCTGGCGCAACTCCAGCACATCAAGTCACGTGGCCATACCATTGCCTTGAACCTTACGGCGGACGACAACATCATTACAGCAAAAGCCAGCGTGCAGGCTGTGATAGATGAGTACCTCGCCGGTAAAGCCTATCTGGAAGCAAACGGGTTAGATAGCATTGGCAAATATTTTGTCTGCTATTCCAATGGCGTTGCTTTCTCGAATGCCACCCCGGTGGCGAAGACAGGCATTACGGCAGATGGATCAACCACAGTTCTATGCTCAAACACTACCAGCCTTGTTGATGGCATGTATGCCACTGGCATAAATACCGGTGGTGTTAACATACCCCCCGGTACTAGGATCGCAACGGGTGGGATCGTGACAAACACGTCCATCACTCTAACAAATGCAGTTGCAGCCGGCACCACTCGCATATCCTTCGTTGACAACAGTGGTATTTTCCATGGCACCAAGCTTCGCGATGCCATGATAACTGCCGGTGTGAAAGTTGGGCGCACCACTATCACGTCGCCGCGCACATCGTTCTACTCGCGCAATGGCCTTGGCGACCAAGCACTGTGGCTACCGGGCACAGGCGTCACCGGGTTGACGAACATCACCATGCGAACTGAGCTTAACCTAGCTCGGGATAGAGGTGAGGACGTGATATATTATATCCACAATCTCCAGAACGTGGGCGCGCTTGGTGATCCCAACCCGAACATTGATGCGTCTGTTCTCAACTTCGCCGATTGGGCAGCACAGATCGGTGCTGGTCGCGATGCCGGTAACATGGACCCGTTGAACATGGAAGACTGGTATGGCAAGGTCGGAAGTGCGTTGATAGCAGCTTGAGTTACCTAGAGAGGTAACGGGGGGTCAGGTCCAACCCCCCGAAGGGACGCGAGGGACGCTGCTACGCGGAGCCTTCTGAAGCCGTCTCATGATAGCCCCCTGCACCATCCCACCATGAGCAGCTAGCGCCGCATACTGTAGGGCGTCCATGGGGTGGGAGTAATCATTCTTGTCAGGGGCCGGTTTGCGCTGCCCACTCTTCATCTTCGCATAGCGATAGCCGCCACGCAGGCCCTGCACCAGCTTAGGGCAGCGCCTCTTGTCGATGAGGAAGATGGGCTTGCCGCCCTGTTGCCCCAATAGAAACGCTTCAATGGCGCGGATGCGGGGGTCAATGTCGTTCGTCGGTGCCGGGAACGCTACGAACCCTTCCCGCTTCAGCATGTCGAAACTGGTCTCTTCATAGAGGGATGACTTGGCTACACCGGAGGGGTCACCCACCACGGCGACCGGCATTCCCATGTAGCGTTCATCGTATAGCCGGGGGCGAAGGTTCAATCCAAGGTGTTGCTCCAGTCCGATATCGGTACCCTCTACTTCTTCAAGGACAAGGAAACGTCCACGATGATCGAGCTGACATATAGCAGACCAAGGGTCACGGCCAAAGTCCTGTCCCACGATAAGGGGGCGACCGGGGATAGGGTCCAGAGTATCAAAGACATGAAAGGAACTAGTAAAGCTGTCACGAAAGACAGCACTGCCAGAAGGGTCATTACCATATTCTGCATCGACGTACCTTTTCACCCATTCAACGGACTGGCCGCGTGCGAGACGATTGTAATATTCATAGCCACCGGGCAGGTTATCGATGTTCTCCGCATTGGAGGACCGACCACCCGGCTGCTTGAAGAGGTGATAATCAGGTGGCAGCTCTTCCTCAAGAAGATGGTACCAGTCACCACCTTCGTTGGGGAAGTTGCCATCCATGATCAGGCCAAACCACGTGGGCCCGCCTGTGGCTTGTGAAGGGTATCGTCCGAGACGGCCACACAGGGAGGGTATGATGGCAGGGTCGATTTCTGGAAATTCGTTGACCCATGCACCGGTAAGCTGGAGTGAGAGGAGCCGGCGTTGGTCCTGTTCGTCGTCAAGAGGAATGAGATGGATTTCTGCACGGATATCCTCGTGTTCAATGTAAATCGTGTTTTCCGAGACCTTGAACCGCGTAATCGGTTCGATCCACGTATAGAATTCCTTAAGCACGGTCTGTTTGATCTGCTGAAGGGTCTGGCGAACGATAGCCCATCGCGTGTGCCGTAACCCATCAGGGCCGCGTGCCTGCTCCGCAGCCCGTCGCATGATCTCCATGAGGCATCCGGTGGACTTGCCCGAGCCGACTGGACCGAGAATGATGCGGACGAATGCGGCGCTGCACATGAAATCCGACACAGTCGGGGGTGCATCAAATATCATTTTGTTATGAATGCCCATTACAGATCACCAAGCGTATCGGGAGAATGGAAAGGATCATAGTCATCCTCGGTTACGTCCAAGGTAATAGCATCCTCTATCGGGGATGAGATGGAGGGAGGACGCTTCACGACACGGCGCTGGGGGGCTTCCTCGACGGGCTCAAAATCCGCATCCTCGGGTATAGCGCGAGCATTGATTGTCGTTGTTTGGCCGGGGGCGATGTTGATCTGGAGCGAGAACCCTCCCCCACCGCCTCCTCCACCCCCGGAAAAGCCGTTGTTGGTCTCGCCCATACCAGCAAGTTTGGTGATAAGCTTGCCCAGCTCGACACGGTGATGGAGTGGTTGCTTACCGTTTTTAAGCTCGGCATAAGCTTCCACCATCCATTCCTCCATAATGATGCCCGCCTTGAGCTTGGTGCGCTCATTGACGTTCTGTGCAGCGTTCCATGCCTCGGTCTCCGCTTTCAGATAGGCGAGGAAACGGGG